AAGGGTGTAATGTAGTATTTCTTCTTGAGTAGCTGGAGCTGGAGCAGAGACTTCTTGATGTGGGTCGGCTTCTTGAATTGCTGGAGGTGGTACTTCTTCAGGCGCTTGCAAAGGTGCCGCTTCTTTTGCCCTTGCCTCGGCAGCTAACCTTGCTTGCTCGGCTGCTGCTCGTTGCGCCTCGATACGTTGTAACTCAGCTTGTCGTTGTTGTTTGCGATATTGAGCATTACGTATAGCGGTGGTTACATCAAGGGTTTGCTTGTAGTCTGTGAGGATCTCCGCTTTATATTCGTCAGGGTCTGTTAGGCTCTCAATAAATTCAAGGCTTTTAACCACGTTGTCAATATTGGTATTTACAATGTCCTTCAAGCTCTTGTCACTATCATTTAATCTTATGTTCAAGCAGAGCCTTTCAAAAGGGAGGAAGTCAATGTTATTCGCTTGGCATAACTCTGTAAAATAAGCCCTGATACGTGCTTCTTTGTCTGCCTTTAATCGCTTGTCGAACTCATCTATTTTCACCTTAAGAATGCCATCGGCTTTCTCATACTTTTCTTTGATGAAGGAGTTGTACGCTTTTTCAAAAGCCATGTAAGGCGTTGCTACTTGCTCTTTGATACGCTTTCTCTGCTCTTCAAAGTCTTTCAACTCTTTATTGAGCATAGCCCTCGTGTCCTTAACAGCCTTCTTGGTGTCCTCTGTTACGAGTTGTTTGTCTAAATCAAGCGCTGCGATACGCTTGTCAATCTCTTGCCCTACACTCTCTAATCGCTCATAGACGATCACGGGGAGTTGTTGTACGGTGATTATGTTCTCATTCATTTTTATATAATTTTATTTGTTACTTATTCTTCGTATTGGCTTAATCTATACCTGAACTCAGCTGCTATATTCTGCCTTGTCACATCTATATAATTGATATAGTCATTAATGGGTACTTCACGAGTTACTTTGCTATCAATAGGAAGTGAAATAAACCCTATCACCCTATCACTATCAGCACCAAAGCCCCATATATAGCGATCGTCTATTCTGTCTATCTGTACGAGCCAATCGCCTATTTCATAGCATTTGCCCTTCTCTATAGTTGTTTTCATTGTTCTTTGCTTTTAGTGGTTACTTTTTCAAGTGTATCGCCGTCGTATAGTCCGTAACACCCCTTATTGAACCTTACCTTGACTATCTCAAGACCTTCGTTATTAATTACCTCTACTACGACCCCTACCTTGCCACGCTGTCCGTGAGGGTCTGTTGTTATAAAGGGATTAAACCTTACTATATCATTTACTTTCATATTACCATGTATAAGATGTTGCTAAATCTGGGTATATATCAGTATCTTCAAACTGAAATTCTTCATTAGCTCTGTTGGTGAGTACTGTTGTTAATACATTTTCTTGCATTTCAGTAACCTTAACCTCTTGGAAGTTGATGTATATATGCTGTATCTCTACACTGTGGCAGCTTGCATTATTATTACCCTCGCAACGGGTCGTTACATCGTAATAGATAGCGCAATACCAATCATCAGGGTAATCGTCTTCTGTGATAAATTCACAACTAAAAGACCTGTAAATATCTTCTCGCAAGTCCAACAAGTCGCTATAATAATAACGTTGCTTGCGTTCTTCAGTGAGTACTCGCTCAAACTCGGTATTTGTCATTGTTCTCATAGTTATACATATCTAAGTTGTGTTTCTTTAAGTAGTCTTTCAAAAGCCAGTTTATCGGCTTGAGGGATAAAGCAATCGTTATATTGCTCTTTTTGCTCGTAGTTTAGCTCGCTGTAACGGCGCTTTTTGTAGCACAAGTAACCGTTAATCACTTGTAGTTGTTGGTCTTGCACTTTTTTCTCGTTTCTCTTGCGAGAAAATAATTTTTGTAGTAATTTTGCCATGTTAAAAATTTTGTTTGTTAAACTTTTCGCCCCGCCTTGTTGTGGGGCTTTTTTTATAGGTCGCTGTTTTGCCTTGCTTTCTCAAACTCAGCGTAAAATTGTGTCGTATACTTCGATATATCAGGTGTTGTGGTTTTCTTTTTTGAAGACTTGCCCCCTTCCACAAGGGCAAGTTCTTCGTTAAGGCTAATAATCTCGCTTGCCAATTCTCTAACAGTACCCTCTAAGGATAATTTGAGCATTGTTACACGCTCTAATTTTCTTCTAAGGTGTCTCTTTAGCTCGGTATTATTCATAATTATTTTTTTTCAAGATCTTCTTTTGAATACCCATAACTTTCATATAAGGGTAATAAACTCATATGTAGTAGCCTGTCACTTCTGCGCCTTGCAGCATCTTTGATGGCAACTTGTGTCTTTTCCAACACCAACGCTATTTGAAGGCTCAATTGGTTGTTCTCTATAATCTCTTTTGCAACAGCCTCAGATAGCTTACCCGTAATGCTATTTTTTTTCGTTTTATTCATTGTTATTTAATTTTTTATTGTTACATTTGCGCTTATAAAATGCTTTATGTTTATGTAGCGTTTTACGAGTGCAAAGATACGACTTTTTGTCGTAATAAAAAATTTATACGACTTTTTTTCGTATTAAATAATGTTAAAGTTTTTAAGTGATTGATTTTTAAATAGATGTAGTGAAAAAATTTCTAAGAAAGAACTGGTTAGGGCTATTATCTATAGTGATAAGTGTAGGTACATGGCTATCTTTTTGGTTAAGGTTTAGCCCTTTTACATGGGATAGCTTTGGGGCTATGGCTGCAACTATGGGGATAATTGTTGCTTTCTTGACAGGATTTCAGATTTGGGCAGTTATTGATAATAAGGAACGGGATAAGGAGTTAAAAAACATCGTAAATGAGCACAAAACCTATACAAAACAACAAATAGATGATTTAAGAAAAAGTAGTAATGATCTATTAGATTCCTATAAGGATGAGATAGCTGAAAAAACAGCTTATGACGAAGCTAATTTTAAAGGATTTCAAAAGTTTATCTTTGGAGAACTATACGGATTAGCTAATGAAGTAGCCAACAGCAGGGCAAAAAAACAAAATTTTGATGATATTTTCTTTCTCTACAGACTGAAAACCATTCAATTTTTATTAAAGGCAGAAGATTATAAGTTGTTAAAGGAAGTATTGATAAACACACTATATACTTTATTACACTATCAGGTATATATAGACAATGATAATATCAAAAAATATGTTCGTTATATATCTAATTGGATTAATGAGTATGGAAAAGAAGATGAAATAACAAATTTATTTGTGAATTTGCAAAATTTGCTATTAAACAAATTAGATAGTGGAATTTAGTATATATACTTCGCCATTCTTAAGTCTAATATAAGAAACCATTATTTCATCATCTATTCTCTTTTTTGTTTCAATATGTTTATCTATAGGCTGTTGAGTGTTATTAAAACGAGGTTTGTCCTGAATTGTTATTCTTGTATCAGGGTCTGATGTAGTTGGATAAATCAATGTTTTTTCTGATTTAGGTGTTTCTTTTTTAGGTGCTTCTTTTTCCTTAGAAACAATTTTAAAAGGAAACCTTAAAGGGAAACGGAATTCAAGGTCAAATTCTTTATCAGGATTAGTTCTTTCCAATAGATACATTGCAAATAAATGAGCAAATAACAAGATAATAAAACCTATAATTGCACCAACAAAAAACTCAGGAAAAATATACATAACAAACAAATTTTTAATTAAAGCGCAAAGGTATGAAAAATAATTTAGATACGACAAAAAGTAGTATAAAAAAAATTGATGTTAATCGGCTGAATGAAGTTATTAGTTATATTCAGTACAAGACTAAATATAAGACACAAACAGCAATTGCTGAAAAAATAGAGTTCTCGAGGAATAATCTATCATCTGCTACAAAGGGGGAAGATAAGTATTTAACAGAAGGATTGGCTGATAAAATTGTTGCTGCCTTTCCTGAAATCAGCAAGGACTGGCTACTTACTGGTAAAGGCTCTATGATCATCCCAGAAATAGAAGAAGTTGTACCAGAGGAGGAAGAGGAAAGCTACCTAAGAACAGAGCGCAACAAATACGGCTTATCTCTGCAAGACATACACGAACATACTCAAATATCCGTGAAAGACCTCAGCTTATACGATAGTGGGGAAAAGGAAATACCTAAGAAAGTAAGGCGTATCTTAGAAGGTTTTTTTGAGAGGGTAGAGTTGGAATACGAAAACAGAGATGAAGATGAAGAAAGAGAGCGTACAGAAATCCCTATACTCATCACTAATGAGATGTCTAAAGATGTTCTTGTGCCTTACTATGATGTAGATTTTGCGGGAGGTTGGAACTCTGATGAGTTATTCACTCAGCATAAGCCATCTTTCTTCATCACTATTCCTGATTTCAAGCGTGCAGAATTAGCTTGTAATCTCATCGGAAACTCTATATCGCAACGTATCAAAAGCGGTTCTATCATAGGATTAAGAAAAGTAAATGATTGGCAAACCTACTTTCCTACCAATGAAGTATATGCAGTTGTTATGCAGAATAACCTACGTACTGTTAAATTGGTAAGAAGAGCAAAAGAAAAAGGATTTATCGAGCTTGTTCCCGCTCCATTACCTGAATATAACGACCCTCCTTATCAAACAGAGACTGTGCCTGAAGATTATATAGTAGAGTTTTATCAAGTAGTAGCCACTGCTATCGTGGAGAGGATAGCATATTAATAAACCATATGACTAAATTCTGAAATACGTAAAAAAGGCAAGGTAAACCTATTTCAAAAATCCTTGTAAATCGCTATAACCCAATAACATACATCGTTTATTGCCGGCAAGGTAAAAAGCAAGGAAGCTAATAGTTTCCTATAATTGTTTGTTTTTAAATTGTTGATTTTGAAGAAGTTATAAAGCGAAAATTTTTATCCTTTCGGATTTCGGCTCTGAGGGTTAGGGGTTCGAATCCTCTTGCGGTCACTATAAGGTAACGCGATTTTAATCTCTGCGTTACCTTATATTTTTTCTCAATCATTTCCCTCTTTTTATTATATAAATCACTGACTGACAAGTATATAAATAAAAAATCTCCTTACACTAAGTTTGTCTAAAAAATATTTTGGGAATATGATAATTAATTAGTACTTTTGCACTTTGTGTTGGAGTTTTTTAATTTTCTAATTATCAATAGATTACAATTTCTAATAGCCTAAGATAGAACGATATCTTCACAAGCCCAAAGACATGTTACGTAACTGTTCGCCTTATACCTTTATCATACTCTCCTTCCTCGCCCTAATCATGGTGGGCACTCTGCTGTTGTCCTTACCATTTGCACATGTGAGTGGAGGCGGTTTTACCTTCTTCGAGGCTCTCTTTACAGCGACTTCAGCGGTGACCGTCACAGGACTTACTGTCTGTGATGTACACAGCACTTTTTCTATATACGGGGAAGTAATAGTACTCTTGCTCATACAGTTAGGCGGATTAGGAATCCTCACCCTATCCTCGGTGATTATACTGCTCATCACCAAGAAAATCAGCTTTTATACCAAGCGCTTGGTCTCGGAGGGGCTCAACCACGAGGCCAAGATAGACCTATATTCACATATCAAGAAGGTTGTCTTCGTTGTGCTACTTATCGAGGCCATAGGAGCGGCACTGCTCTTTTTTGTCTTTGTGGGACAATATCCGTGGTACAAAGCTCTTTATTATGGCATATTTCACTCAGTATCTGCATTTTGTAATGCCGGTATCTCTCTGTTTCGTCATAGCTTGGAGGGGTATACTACACATTGGGGCATGAACATCATCATTTCCCTATTGGTTATCTTTGGGGGCTTAGGTTTTACAGCCATTATTGAGCTCTACGAATACCTCATAGGCAAGAGGCGGAAGATCAGTGTTAATTCCAAGTTTTCCACCCTAATCACCTTACTTCTCTTGGGAGTGGGTACTTTCTTATTTTTCATTTTAGAATACCGCTATACAGGGGAGCTAACGGATGGGAGTGTTCAGCAGCGTCTTTTGGTAAGTTTCTTCCATTCGGCATCCCTACGCACGGCAGGGTTCAGTACGGTATCTATAGCAGGTATCTCAGGGGCTACAGCACTGTTGTGCATGCTACTGATGTTCATAGGTGCTTCGCCCA